ATATTTTTTTAGTTTCTTCGGTATGTTTAAACATACCAGGTTTCCTATTTCCATAATTTGGATTACTTTCACCCACCATATTTATTTTTTGCCATTTAACTTGACATTTTCTTGAACATAATCTTTTTGGTATTTTAGCATTTGGATAAATTAAAAATGTATTATCACATTCATCTAATTCACACACCTTTACTATTTGTTCAATTTTTACGTGAATACATTTTTTAGAACAAAATTTTTGATTTTTTTTTCCATTAAATTTATTTCCACATCTTTCACAATTTTTTTCCATATTTATAATATTTTAGTGATATATATAAATATCACCAAAAAAGACTAAATCACTTTTTCCCAACCATTTTTTAAATAATTTTCAACATCTTTTTCATCAACTTCAATTTCCGTCTCCAAATTTACAATTGCTCTTTTATGTATATCTCCACATAGGACAATATCACAACCATAAAAATTACTTTTATCATATGCGTCGTCAAATGTAAAACCTAAATCAGTTGAAAATCCTTGAATAGGTCCGTGGAATAATCCTATCGTTAATTTAGATTCGTCTTTAGTAAACTCAGGTCGTGCGTTATGTTGATATAATGAATAAACAATCCATTGAATATTATCATCCATATATTCACCACTATCTTTGTAATATTGAATAGTTGGGTCGTCTAATAATTGAACCACAGGTGTTATACTATCCATTCTTTGTGTATTATTTTCTAAGAAATCGTGATTGCCGGGAATGATAACAACTTTACCATATTTCGATAATTCTTTTAAAAACCAACTTGTTAATAATAACTGTTCATTAGAAATATTTATTTTCTGATGCGCCAGGTCCCCTGCAACAACGATACGAATTTCTTCATATTCAATACCTTCTTGATGCCACACAATATTATGTTCTCGTATCTCATCAATTAATGTTTCAAATTGTTCTCTATACAAATCATGCATTTGAATTGTACGAATATGTAAGTCGGCAATGTGTATTATTTTTTTGACCATCTTGAAATATATTTTGATAAATCCATTGTAAGGATTGCATTTGTTATTTGTGGTGGAACTTTATATTCGGTAAATGTTCCGTCTTCTTTTAAAAGAACTATAACTCCACCTAATAATTTAGTATCGGAATATTTTGTCCCTTCTAGCATCTTACGTAACAATCTACCATATAATGGTAATTGTAAATAATAATGGCCTAAGGCATTATCATGAAAATTATTAAATGGTGGATACAATCTACCAGTATAGTGATGTACCTCAAAGTTCTTTGGCTTATTACTCTTCCAATCAGTTATTACAAATCCAAAATCGTCTTTTGTTTTATTTTGCATTAACCAACACTTATCAGGTTGCCCCGTATACTGCTCTTTGGGATCACCTAATACAATTTCTGTATCTAATAATACCCCTCCTCGTTCTAACATTAAATCAAGAAAATCTTTTCCCGCTTTAATCATTGCATCACTTTTGCGTTGTTGTTCTTCATTAATCTCAAATATCGGTTGTCTAACTTCTTTGTAATTACCAAAACGACCAATTAAATCTTTCTCCAATTCAAAGTGAACTCTACTTCCCATATTGGTTGATAAGTCGCCAGCCTCTTTCCATTCGGCAAGTAATTGTGATTGTCCTTCAGGGTCTCCTTTTGCCATTTTAAGTGCCATACCATCAGCATCAAATGGTTTGTGAAATTTCTTAACTACTTTAGATACGGATGGAAAGTTCTTTTTAATTTCACCATCAACATCTTTCATATAGTAAATGTGTTCTTCTTCTATGAATGTTAATTCTAATTCTTGTCTTCTCTTTTCTAATAAATCGTTTATCTCTAATGAGATGTCTTTTAAATTCATGTTACTCTATTTGTTTCATTTTATATTCACTTAAGTTTCCTTGTAAATCGGCAATGTCTTTATCCCCTTCTAATTTAATACTCCACACTTTTCCCATTAGTTTCCCACAATTCAATCTATGATACAATCTCTCTTGGTCGTTCCACGCATCGGGGTCAAGTACTATAATTATTTTTTTTGCATTATCATATAGTTTTTTAAATAAATGTTCACCCATAAACTTTCCCAACATTGGGATTGCGTTTGGAATGAAAATACTATCGAACGCACCTTCAACTATATAAACAGGTTCGTCCCAATTAATTAAACTTTCATTGAAAATAATGATTTCCTTTTGTACTACGGGGTTCATATACTTTCTTCTCGTTTTGTTTAAAAAAGAACGAGCAATAAAGTAATTCAACCTTCTATTTTCATCATATGAAGGAATGATAATTCTATTTTCATATACACCTGTTGCACAAAATCCAATATTATAAAGTTGCAACATCAAATCGGTAATATTCCTACTTTTAATGTAATTGTATGCCTGCTTATATCCTGGTGTTAATTTCATTCCAAAACTTGCATCTTTAAATGGAATAAATTCTTTTGGTAATTTAACTGGTTTGTATTCTTTTTTATTACCATCCTCATCTTCTTCTGGTTTTAATAAAATATATTTTTTAAGTTGTTTAGGGTTACCAAACTTCTTAATTAACTTATATATTGAACCGTGTGTTTCGTGAGATTCGGCACATACCCAACACTTATAAACACCATATTTGTAATTGATTTCCAAGTTTCCTTTACCATCACCTTTTTCTAACCCTTTGATTTCGTGAGAACACACAGGACAGTCAAAAGAGACTTGATATCTATAATCATTATGATTCTTATAGTCACCAAATATATCTTCCAAAATTTCAAATACTGCGGAATAATCTACTTCTTGGGTGTTCATGTTGTATATTATAACAAAAAAATCTTATAAAAAAAAATGGAGGCCAGCACACCACCGCTAACCTCCTACCAACCAAACAAGGCTTTTAACCCTTGTCCCGTCCTATTATTAAATATATCATTGATAAATCGTAATATAAAATATCAGTTGCCAAATATTATTTATCCAATTGTTTTATCATATTGAAATGACCAATAACTGCGGTCGCAGCGTCGCTCATATCAAAATTTTCTTTTTTCAATTTACCATTCTTATCGTACAACCATTGAACATCAGGACATACATCATTAACATGATCCCAAATAACTTGTTTCTTATCGATATCTTTTGGATATCCACCAAATAATACATTACGTCCCTTTTCATTTGGACCTACTAAATCAGGAAACGCATATTTTCTTGCGTTATATGTTGAGATGAATGTTGGAACAATTTCAAAAATATCATAAATCAATTTACATATCATTGTATTATATCTCAATAATGTACCTACTGTATAAACGTTATTTGAGTTTAATAAAGGTTCCTCAATGATGACACGAGTAATACCCATATCTTTATATCCTTCCAAATGTCTTTGAAATGTATTGGCCTTCATCATAAGTTCTTCCAACTTATCTTCAGGTTGTGGTTTAATTTTTGGGGAAAAATGTGTTAGTTCCAATAATTTAGAACCTGAAATATCAAACAAAGCAAACCCTATGGTTTTTGTACTAATATCAAGTCCCAGTATCTTTGGCTTATTCTTAAATTTTACATCTATACTCATAATTCTAATATAATGTAATTTAAAATAAATGTAAATCGTTAGAAATCAATTTTAACTTGGATTACCTGACTACCACTTCTTGTTACTGGTGACGATAATTTACCCATTGCTAATGTTTCTTTATTAGAATTAAGTAAAGCCACTTCTGTTATTTTAGATGTACCTGTAAATGTTGGGTTTTGGGATGTTGTGAATTTACCATCGGGTAGATTTAAATTAAAGACCATTTCTTCAATATCACTTGACCTTACCAATGCAACCGTGCCTGTAATAGTTCCACCAGACAACGCTCTATCTACACCAAAACCTGATAATGAAGATGAATAATTTCCTACTGCAATGGCTTCGGTGATTTTGGTTTGGTTGATTGTAAATGTAAATCCGGTTTTTAAATCATTGATTGCGCTTAAGTCACTTGTGTAATCCCTAATTTTCCAATTATTTGGTGTTGGTTGAACTCCGTTATCTGTTAATTGATGTAATATATGAAATTGAGTTGCAGTATAACCATTATTTAAATGTTTAAATCCACCACTACTAAATTTAACAGTAACATTTTCATCATTTGTTGACCCTGTAACTTTCATAAAATAATTACAAGGTAAATCATCAGATACTGTACCTCCACTAAATTTATACGTAACCCACATAGTTTTACCTGTTGTTGTTAATCCAGTAATTGGGTAATTAGTTGTTACTAAAGTATCCACTTTTGGTGCTGTTAATGTATAATTTCTCGTTGATCCTGTGTCTAATGCTGCAACAATTTCCTCATCATCAAATACTACAAGTTTTTGATTGTGAAATATTTTACCAACCGTATTACCAGCATAATCTACTAAATCTCTATATGGTAATTCATATCTTGAGTTGTAATTAGATACCATTTTTTTATCAACGGTTCCCATAGTAAATGTTGCTCCCGATGTTGCTCCCGTTAATCTGTGATACATAATTGAGGTCAATGTCACATTAAACGATGTTTGACCCGATGTATTATCAATACAGATGTAATCATCATATTTAAAGAACCTATAAGGGTCTCCAGTGGTTCCGCTCTGTGTATAATGTAATATTGCAATTGCTTTTTGTTCTTCAGGTGAAATGATTACCGGAGTTCCAGTAGTGTCATATATTGTTGTTCCTGTATTATATGTTTGTCCTGAAGATGATGAATAACCTAATAAATTTTTAACCCCAACATACGCATTAGATGTATATATATTTGATAATCCAATCGGATTTTTATCCCAAACCGTACTTAATGTCCAATCACTATTTGCTGTGACCAAATTCCTACATATTGTGGTATTTGAACTATCTACCGGTATTCCAAAAAATGTACTTCCACTTGTATACCAAATTGGGTATTTTACATGACTATCTTTGTCAAATGGTGATAATATATTTTGAGTTGTTCCTGTATTATAATTGTATTCAGAATCCCCCACAGCAAAGTAACTTACCACAAAATTACCTTTTGCAATAGAGTTTCTACCCTTTTGTGTTAATCTTGCTGCGACCGTTGCTGAATATCCTGTATTTAAAAAGCTCATATGTTATAAATATTTATATTATTATTCTATTTCTTCACAATTAAATGTTACACTATCATAAGTTGTGCTACCTGTAATAGGTATACCATATCTTGGTTTTCTATAATCGTATTTTGACCTATTAAAAATGTTATTTCCAATTAAGTTTCCACCTGTCCATAATGTAGTTGATGGAACAAATTGTTCTACAACTTTTAACCATGACGGACTCATTTTGTTTATAAACTCATTAACCGATGTGAAGTTATATGGGGTGAATCCGGTGTTAGTGGAATAATCATAAAAAACATTTGTTAATCCACTGTATGATTTACTAAATTTAATACTATTTGAATTTGTTATTACTTTACTTAAAGAGGATATTAAAAACTCTTCAAATGTTACTCCTGTTTGAGGTGTTAAATTACCAAATGTTTTACTATTATTTCTTGATCTTCTATAGACGTCATAATCAATAGTTTGTGACGGTGATAGATATATGTTAATATTTTTTCTATTAAGAATTAATTTAGATGAGTCATCGTCAGTAACAACAGATGCCTTTTTATTATCTATTGAACCTTTAATGTTAAACCCATAGTCTAATCCTGGTAGTGTTCTAAAATTATCAAAATATTCTTCTCCGTATGTATAATCTTTTGATTTTGTTTTAATGGTTTTAGTTCTACCTGTTAATTGAAAAACTCCATTGACAAATGATCCACTAGATAAATCCGTATCAATAATTGTACTAGACCTATGTTCTAAAGTTAAATCATTCCATCCTGAACCTTTTTGGAAAAATATGTCTGAAGATAAATTTGTTGTTTTTCTTGGTAATCCATTTTCATCAATTGGATATTCATCTCTACTTAATGTTGATGAACTTGTAACTGAACCAGTTGCAAACGTATATCCACTTGTTAATCCTGTTGTTCCTCCACTATAATATGTAAAAATACTTCCCGTAACTGCAGTTGTTCCTGTAATAACAGTATCAACTTTTGTTCCTTGAATTACATCATATAAATCGGTTTCTAAATTAGGATTGTTTGGTAATTTTGTTACATTGTATACGTGTTCCTCAATTTTAATCATTGGTTCAGGTGCACCTAAGAATTTTAAGAAAAATTCTATAGATACTCTAGTTCCTTTAGATTTATATAGATGAGTAAGGTTAACTAATAATCTTCTATAAAATTCATACTCCGCCTCTATTAATGTCTTACCAACTAATAAACCATCAAATACACTATTTTGTCTAGTGTATAATGTATCCTCTAATGTTTTTTCATCAAATAGATTTGTAGTTGTAAGTCCTAGTGTTTGTGAAAGATTTTTCAATAACACATCGGGAACATTATTTATTCCATCATAACTTACATTACGCATGTAAGCAATATTGTCTATATATTTTTTTACTCTATCAAATGACTGACCGTATAATTGAAATATTGATTGTGCTTTTTGGTCATCCGTATCAAACTCAAATAATTGTGGTGCGGTTAAAAATCTTATAATTAAATTAGATTTGTAATCATCAATCTCATCACCTAAACTACTTAATTGACTAATGTAATCTGCATAATCAATACCAACAATTTGTAAATTCCAACCATCTTTTGTTGTTGGCCAATTAACATATACATTAACGATTTCAGTTTTAGTTTCATCTAAACTATCTTTCGGTACTTTAAAACTTGCTTGATATTTTGG